ATGTCGTCGAATTCGTAGCTCCAGAAATCGACCTGGCTCTTTCATGAAGATCGACCCCGCGCTAAGCCCCGAACAGGTGGCCGCCCTCTCGCGCGAAATTCTTCTATGCCAAAGATTGCTCCGCAAACTATGGGCCGATGATTCGCGCCGCGATGTGTTCGCACGCCGCCGTTCGTGCTACCGGATTTTGTACGACATTCCGCTAGGGGTGCCCGTGCCGATCGACTGGGAGCCCGCGCCGCACCCTCAAACCAGCCGCTAATCCTTACTTATGACTTCAAGAATCACCCCCAACAGCCTGCATCAGCGGGCCGCCTTCGCCTGCAAAGTCTTAGGCCTTGAACCTGAGGAGCTATGGCTCCAGCGTTCCGCTACGGGTTGGCACTGTTACCGGCGATTCGGTGCCGGTGCTCAGGCCGTGATCGAGTGCCAGACCGCCGCCGAGATGGTGGCCTTCCTTCGCGGCGTCACGTTCGGAGCCGACCCGCGATGAGCGACTTTTTATCTGATCCCGACTTCAAATACGTAATTGTTAACGCCCTTGCTTTTTACTCAGAATTCCATACATCTTCGATCGAGGATGTTGAGTTTAAATTTTGGCGTGAATGTTTCGATGCTGATTCTGTCGACTTAGCAAAAAATCACGGACTAAGTGTAGACAAAACTGCCTCCAAGGTCGCGAACTATTTTCCCCGTAAAAAATGATGGCCCTCTCGAATCTCAGATTCCACCTCACCCGCGTCAGCGGGAACAGGAAGACCGGACCCATACCCGTCACCACGTCAAGCCGTGCCACTTGCGCCCCTACCTGTCCATTCCTTGGCAGTGGCTGCTACGCGGACGGCGGGCCGCTTGCCCTCCACTTTGGCAAGGTCACAGCAGGCGAGCGCGGGGTCACCTTCCCTCAGCACTGCGCCGAGCTGGCGGCCCTGCCTCCCGGTCAGATGACACGGCTTCACCAAGCCGGGGATATGCCGCACAATGGTGGCCGCATTTCGCGCCGATTCGTGCACGGCATGGTGAAGGCCTGCCGCAATCTCAAGGCTTACACGTACACGCATCACCGCCTCAGCCTTGGCGAGAATCTGGCCCTCCTCCGCTACGCGAACCGCCAAGGCCTCACGGTCAACGTGAGTACCGAGAGCGAGGCCGCAGCAGATGAGGCCATAGCCGCAGGCCTTCCCGCCGTCATGGCCGTTCGGAGTGACGAGGGGCGGGACAGCTGGAAGACCCCAGCAGGTCACGCCGTGCTGGTCTGCCCTGCTCAGACTGGGGAGACTGACTGCGCCACCTGTCAGCTATGCCAGAGGCGCAGCAAACGCTTGATCATCGCCTTTAAGGCTCATGGGGTCAGCAAGCGCAAGGCAGACGCCGCAATCGCAGGCCAGAACTAGAGAAAAGCACTAAATAACATTTAGCCTCGCCACCTTGGCGGGGCTTTTTTGTTGCTTACCCCTGCCTATTGGCGGGGGCTTTTTTGTTGCCTACCTAGGGGCAGATGCGAGAGGGTTGGCACCACCTACCGGGGCAGATGCGGGCCTACGTGTCACATAGCCAGGTGAGAATGATTCCCATTCTCATTCAGGCAGGTGATAATGATTATCATTCTCATTATTGTGTCAGGGATTGACCGCCCGTCGGCAGACACTGAGAATGATTCCCATTCTCATTTCGGGTCCTTTCTGGCGCTGCCGTCAGGGGTAATTTCGAGCCACGTCTCTCAGCTAGCGTCAGCGCCGGACACTCTAAACGCGGGAGAACCCAAATGCAAGTATTTCCCCTATAAATACCTATATATGCATAACTGCAGCAAATGTGTGTAAAGTCGATTTAATTTCCTATTAATTCAGGTTGCCATTAGTTACTACGAAGCAAATTTCTGAGCTGCTTGGTGTTAGTCCCGCGCGTGTCAGCCAAGTAAAGAAAACAGGCAGACTTGACGGGACATTTAAGAAAAAAGGTGCCGTTACTTATTTCGACCAAGACGCGGCGTTAGCGGCCTGGAATCACGAAATCCCGCAGCTTATCAGCAGGATCTCTGGATCGGAACAGGAGATTCCTAGTTTCAACGAATCGCGTGCAAAGTCAGAACACTTCCGTGCAGAGCTAGCGCGACTTGAACTTGAGGAGAAGGAGGAGAAGCTATGCGAGGCAGAGAAGGTCAGGAGGGAAGCGTTCTCACTTGCGCGATCTGTGCGCGATGCTGTGAACACAATCCCGGATCGAGTGGCGAATCAATTTGCAGCCGAAACTGATCCTGTTGTTATCCACCAAGCCCTTACAGAAGAACTGCGTAAAGCATTGGAGAGGTTGACCGATGGATGATGGAGCAAAGGTTTATGAGAACGCATTCCTTGAAGGGTTGAGGCCTGATCCTGACCTGACTGTTTCACAGTGGTCGGATAAGTATCGAATGCTGAGCAACAAGGCGTCGTCGGAGCCAGGGCCTTGGAGAACGGATCGGACTCCGTATCTGCAAGAGATTATGGATTGCATGTCGTCGGGCAGCTCTGTGCAGAGAGTTGTGTTTATGGCTGGGGCGCAGCTGGGCAAAACAGAGTCGATTAATAACGTGGTCGGTTACATGATCGCCCATGCACCTGGCCCAGCTTTGTTTGTCCAGCCAACGATTGAGATGGCGAAAAGGCTGTCAAAACAGAGGCTCGATTCATTGATTCATGAGACGCCGTGTTTGGCGGAAAAGATTGCACCTGCTAGGAGCCGGGACTCAGGCAACACAATGTTCAGCAAGGATTATCCAGGAGGGATCCTGTTGTTAACAGGGGCCAACTCTGCGACGGGTCTGCGTTCTGCTCCTTGCCGCTGGGTGCTGCTCGACGAGGTTGATGCGTTCCCCGCCGACGTTGACGGAGAGGGCGATCCTTGTGCGCTGGCAGAACGACGGGCTTCAACGTTCTCACGTCGAAAAATCATTCTGACCTCGACGCCGACGGTCAAGGATATGAGCAGGATCGAGACAGAGTATTTGGCATCTGATCAACGTCGATATTTTGTCCCCTGCGTGCATTGCGGGCACATGCAACATCTGCAGTGGAAAAACATCCAGTGGCGTGACGGCGACCCCAGGACAGCTGCTTATGTTTGCGAGTCTTGTGGAACGCACATTGAGGAGCATTACAAGAGCGAGATGCTCCGCAAGGGCGAGTGGAGAGCCACCGCTACATCAGAGGACAAAAGAACAGCAGGATTCCACCTGTCCAGCTTGTATTCGCCGTTGGGTTGGAAAAGCTGGGAGGAAATTGTCACTGAGTTTTTACGTGCGAAAAACGACGCTCCTTTGTTAAAGACGTTTGTCAACACGGTGTTAGGTGAAACGTGGGAGGAAGAGGTCGGAGCAAAGCTTGGAGCAGAAGGCTTGCGCGAGCGTGCTGAGTTTTATCCAGCCAGTGAGATCCCAGAAAAGGCAAGCATCGTTACAGCTGGAATCGACGTACAGGATAATCGCGTTGCTGTAGGTATTTATGCGTATGCCGAGGGGGAAGAGTGTTGGTTGATCTCACACGATGAGATCTATGGCGACCCTGCAGGGCCAAAGCTTTGGGAGCAAGTTGACGACGTAATTTTTAGAACGTACAAACGCAGCGACGGAAAAGAGGTCAAGCTTTCCGCTGTTGGGATTGATAGTGGAGGCCACTTCACCAGTGAGGTGTATGCGTTTTGCCGCGAGCGAATGAAGCGCAACGTTTTTGCGTTGAAGGGTCAGTCACAGCGGAATAAACCTGCGATTGGCAAGCCAAGCAAGGTTGACATCAACTATCGCGGCCAAGTGCTTAAAAACTCTGCCGAGGTGTTCCCTGTTGGAGTCGATACGATCAAGTCAACGTTGTTTGGACGCTTAAAGCACAACGAAGAGGGTGCGGGCTACATTCACTTCCACGCAGAAGCCAGCGAAGAATATTTCAAGCAACTCACGTCAGAACGTCAGGTTGTCCGTTATGTCAAGGGTTTTGCGGTGCGTGAGTGGAAGAAAAAAGCTGGGGATCGCAACGAAGCGTTGGACTGTTTTGTTTATTCCTACGCAGCATTGAACTTTTTATATCTGCGGTACAACCGACATACAATTTTTGAACAGTTCAAAAAGGCAGCAATAAAAGTCGAGCCTAAGACTGAAAGGAAGGTAGAATCTGAATATCAGCCATTGCGACGACGTGGTGCGCGTCGTCCTCAGCAGTCCTTTGTTA